GTGTTAGATGCGATTGAAAAATCAGGCTTAGGCGGCGCACCTGTATTTGAGATTGTAGAAGCATTCCATAAAACCACTAGAAAAAAAGATGATGGTTCAACAGGTGGTGAAAAACTTGCTAAATTCTTTACATGGGCGTGGAACTTATCAATGCCGCCTATGCTTGCAATGAAAGACAGCAGTGCGGTAGGTGTTGCTTTTGATAAAATCATGTCAAAAGATTATGAAGGTGCTTTAGATAAAAACGGTGATCCTAAGTTCACAGACGCGCAAGCAATCAATAAGTGGCTAGGTTTGAATTTCTATAGCGTTGATCCTGAAGCGCAAATACCAGAAGAACAAATCAAGTTACTGCATAAACAACAAAAGATTGAACGTGATAGCCGAACAGACTTAAATGAACCTGATTTATCGAGTGATGATAAAAAGTCAATCAATGAAGATTATGACGAGAGGGCGCGACGCGCTAAAGCGATTAAAGATGAGTTTGAAAATAAAATGAGTGTACTGTCTTATAGAGATAAACAAAGACGCAAGTAATACTTTAAGCCGTGCAATTAAAACCTGCGCGGCTTTTTTATGTCTTAAAACAATACTAATGAAAATAATTTTGCTTTTATTGTTTCTTTATGTAAAATGATATTTAACAAATATACAAAACCTTACTCCGTCGAGATGACGCAAGGAATTAAACAAGATGGCAGATTCACCATTAGCACCAGAAATGATGCAGCAAGGCGCAGCTCCTACCGATCAAGCTACTGCTGATGACGGTTCAACTACTATTTCAATCACCCGTGATGCTCAAGGTTCGTATTCAGTTGAAAAAGAATCACCTGCCGAAGATGCGGCTGAAACTGGTAGTGAAGGTTCACCAGAAGAAATCGGTGCAAATGCTACCAAAGCACGCGACTTAAACGAAGCGTTAAAAATTGCAAAGTCAATGTTTGAAG